GAGTATCAGCATGATGACAATGAAAAAAGCCCCTAAAAAAGGCATGATGGCCGCAGGTTACAAAGATGGCGGCAAAGTCATGAAAGACGCAGCCAAAAAAGCACCCAAGAAAATGATGATGGTTCCAGCCAAAAGCATGAAGATGGCTGATGGCGGCAAGGCATTCAAGCCTTGCGTTGGTTGCCCAGCCCCCAAGAAATGCGCTGCTATGGGCAAGTGCATGAAGGGTGGAAAGTGATTTCCAAGATTATTGAGCAGGCCAAAGCCTTGGCCGCCAAGTTCATGGAACGAGTAAATAAGCTGAGGGAAAAGAAATGAAACCTGATTGGCAAAACAAGAGCTACGCCAAGACAAGCTCACCCACCG